ACGAAGGAAAGCGTCGCATTATGATAGTAAAAAAGGGGATCACGATTTAAAAATCCCATCTATCAGATTCAAGTAGTGGCTCTTGACAAACCGATACCTGTAGTGTAGAATCGTAGCATCGTGCTATTAAACTTTTGGAGAAAGCCATGATTGTTGAGAACTCTGTTATTCCTGTTCAGAATAATACTTTGGATAAGACTAAGGCCGATATTTTCTTTGAGAATTTCCCTAAAGATAAGGTTGTTTCATACAAGGAATACTGGGAGAGTGTTCGTCCTCAGAATGCGGAGGATATTTTTCGTCGCTATCTCTTTGCCTATTGCTCTGTTCATACCACTTGGAAGGGTAATTGCTCAGGATATAATGCTATCAAGAATTTTAACGAGTGGATTGACAATAAAGAGACTCTGCTAAATAAACTCCACAAGAGCGGCGTTGGACTTCACAATAATCGCACCAACTATATTTGGGATTTTAGTGAGAAGTTTTGGGCTAATCCTAAAGACTTTTACTTTACATCTAAGAAGGGTCATGTTAAGAAGCGTGACAGTATTCTGAATAAGATTAGTGGGATTGGTCTTGCTAAGATTAGTTTTGCTCTTGAAATGATTCATCCTAATGAGGCTAGGGTATTGTGTTTGGATGTTCATATGCTTCGTCTGTATGATATGGAACATTTGAAGTATAATAAGAGTAAAAATGGATCAACTACCTATAAAAAGGCTGAACGCCATTGGATGGTGAATTGTGGAAAAAATAAAATCCCATCTTATATTGCCAGATGTGCTTATTGGGATAAGTTGCAGGGTAAAGAAGATTCTCGTTATTGGTCATTTTGTCTTGAATAAATTATATGGAGAAAGACTCCAACCTTCTGTGGATTTGTATTTTCCGCTGATTAGACAACAAATACTACTATGTCTCATATTATATTTTTGTCTTAAATCATATGCTCTACCAACAAAAATAGTTCCATTTTTATGATAGAATGTATGTATAGTAGGATTAATTAAATGAGTCTGTTCAGGTCTTTCTTTTATTTCATTTCGAATATCTACTAATAAGTATTGAATTAATAACAAACCAAAACCATATTTTTGTTTAGCATATTTGAAAGTAGCAGCAGTATTATTATTGAGCCAATAATTTTTTATATCTTGTTTTTGTTTTTTAGTTACATTTTTTGGTTCTTGTCCACCAGCATGATATGTAGAATTGTAGTATTGTTTTCGATTCAGTTTCGCCTTATCCAAAAATGATTGCTCAAGACTAATTAAATTATCCTTTGTACATTTTGCTTCAATATGGAATACAAAATTATTTTTGCCATATTTATTCCACGCTCTTTGAAGATAAATACAGTGATGAATTCCTTTATTTAAATTTTGCTCGTGATGTCTCCATCTGCGAATTATATCACAACTAGAGCCGATATAACTTTTTCCATTAATTTTATTTGATATTGAATATATTCCATGAATCTTATTATTCATATTGACTCCTTGCTAATCGTCTTTGAACATACTATAATAGGTAGTACACCAAAAGACTATTGGAGTTTTGTTCTAGAATGATAAATTATAAGTCTGTAAGATTTTTTCCTAGTTGGCAAACAGAAAACTCTACCCAAGTAGTTGGTCTTCTCAATATGTTAAACTATATTGTATCTATTAATCCTAATATAGAACATTATGTAGAAATAGGCTGCTATATTGGAGAATCCACAGCCTTGGTTTTGGGATTTCCTCAGATAAAAAATCTGCATTGTGTAGATGTATGGCCAGATTTAAATGTTAAAAATCTTTTTGATACTAGAATATCTACATCGGGTAAAAATCATGTTAAAATTCACCACACTTCTTCTAAAAAATTTGCAGAAACAGTCAACTACGAAATTGACGTTGTTTATATCGATGGAGATCATTCGTATAATTCTGTAAAACAAGACATATCTGTATGGTATCCAAAAATTAAAAAGGGTGGGTTTTTATGCGGTCATGATTATAATCAGGAATCTTGGCCCGACTGCAAAAGAGCAATAGACGAATTTATAAATAGCAATAATTTTCATTTACAAACTTTCTGTGATTGTAGTTGGTTAATTCAAAAGGTTTAAGATATTATGAGCGAGAATGGTAAAGGTTCTAAAAAAAGACCGCGATCAGTAAGTCAAGAAACATGGGACAAAAACTATGAAAGAATCTTCAGAAAAAGCAAAAATACTAAACATGGTAAAGTTCGAAAAAAATAAAACCACATTCATATTGTGTGATTGTAGGAGTGAGGTTCTGGTATTAGAACACGATATTGAATATGAAATAACAGAACTGTCAATATATGAGAATATGTCATCTTATGGTCATAAAATGTCATTTTGGCAGAAATTAAGGTATATTTATCAGGTTTTAATTCATAATCGCCCATACTCTGATCAAATTATTCTTAATAAAGACCAACTAAAAGATTTAGGTATGTTTATTAATGGGTGTATATAATACTGTCTCTTAATACTATCAAGGAGGCTACTATGATAATGAAAAATTATGTTGCTGATGAACTAGCAAATAAAGTATATCATCTAACTAAGGCTCTTAATCAGGCAGAGTCGATTATTAAAACTCTTGAAGTAGAGAATGATAATCTTAAAGAAACATTATCATTAATATATGATAGAGAAAATTCAGTAAACAACGACTTTTTAGTAGAGGTATAATATGGGTCGCCTAGCCAAAAATAGTCACGACAAAATGATATTCGGAGTTTGTGGAGGATTAGCCAAGGCCACGGGCATAGATTCATCACTAATAAGATTAGGATTTGTATTTGGAGCAATTTTTACAGGAAGTATTTTATTTTGGATTTATCTTCTACTTGGAATAGTTCTACCTATTGACGAATAATGATTTATTTTATCTCCGATACCCACTTTGGACACAAGAATATTGTGGGTTATTGCAAAAGACCATTTACTGATACTCACGAAATGAATAAGACCATTATTGATAATATCAATAGTGTTGTTAAGCCAAAGGATACTCTTTATTTTCTTGGAGATTTTTGTCATAGGGGTGGTGATCCTAAGAAATATAGAAAACAAATAAATTGTGAAGATATTCATGTGATTCTTGGCAACCATGACAATGAGGATAAATTTAGTGAAAAAGATTTTTCTTCTATAGCACTAATGAAAGAAATAACCTACTGTAATCAAAAGATAATTCTGTTTCACTATCCTATGAGAGCATGGAACAAAAGTTATCGTAAAAGTTGGATGCTTTATGGTCATGTTCACGGCAGACTTCACAATGAGGATGAATCACTAGGACGCTTTACGCTTGATGTGGGCGTGGATAATAAAAGGGAAGGTGTTGGGTTTGGCACTCCGTATAGTTTTAAAGAGATTCAGAAACTATTTGGCGACAGAGAGAAAAAATTCAAGGTCGCCCAGTTGACAAGCCGATAATGGATGTTAGAATGAAGGAGTCAAGCGAGAGTATCAGTCATGCGACTGACTCGCAAGACAAGACTTGGAAATGATTTGGAGGTTGATTATGGCTGAAGTTACTACGGTTGATAAGCAGAGTCGTGTTCGTTGCAGTGACGAGCAGTTCCTTGAGGCGGTTTTCTCCAGCAAGACTTATGCTGAGATTGCCGTTAAGACTGGTCAGAAGGTTGCTAGTACGATGGCTCGTTATGCTCGTACAAAGTCCGCTCTGACCAAGAAGGGTATTGAACTGCCCGCTATGGAACGTGCGAAGCCAACCAAGACGGTTGACAACGTAGAGGCTATGGCAGAGGTTGTTCGTCGCCTCAAGGCTCATGCGAACGGTTGATTAAAACCAAAAGGTGATCGGCTACAACGGTTTAAATGCTTGAGGCACACAAGTTTTCAACCTCAAATCATTGATTGTTGTAGTCGGTCACTTATATGGGAGCGTAGTCCAATTGGCAGCAGACAAAGGACTTAAAATCCTTCCAGTGTGGGTTCGACTCCCACCGCTCCTATTTGTAGAATGATAATTATCGAAAGGAAAACCAATGAGCAAAAATGTTCTAGAACTATATAAGATTGGTAGTAAGGTTAAGTTGACAGGAGAAGGCACTGAATCTATTTATGGAAGTATTATTGGTATTAATATAACTGGAGATAATACAGTTACCTATTCTTGTGGCTGGTGGAATGGTCGCTCATACGATGTTCATGATTTTTCACCAAACCAGATCGAAGTTGTATTAGCAGAAAAGTTTAAGATAGGATTCTCCACATGAATGAAAACTCCAATCCACTAGACTATTTAATTCAGTGCTGTGAAACAGCAATAAATACTGGGCGTTGGAATTTAACACGATTCACAGTATTAAATGCCAAGAATGAATTAGAAAAGTTACGAGAAGCCAAAAGAGATTTAGCACAAAATGCTTTCAATGCTAATCAGAATAGTGTTGAAGATAATAATCGTTGGTTAAGTTGTGAAAAAGAATTGGTCGCTCTGAAGGAAAAAATTAAAACCATTTTTAGTCAACCTGTTGCCTATGGTTTAATTAACGACAGACATGATCTATACAATCTAACTTTGCATTATAATAGGTTTGATGACAAGGATGATAAACTAATACCTCTCTATTCAAACAGAGAAGAATTTCTAAAAGGGGATTGGAAAAGTGGTAAGTTATCCAAATAGGTATTTTAAGGGATGGTGTTCTAATGAAGGTAATCCACGATCTCATATTCTTCATTATCATATTCTTACTATTAGAAATATTAGTGACTATAATGGCGGATTCATCCCAGAAGAAGTAAATTCTTTAGAAGAATACTTTAATGTTGATGGTATAGGAATTGATGATCCATATTATATGGTTACTGGAACATTCAAGTTTGATTTTGCACGAACTCCTATTAAAATTCTGGAAACAAGTGAACTAAAAATAGCCATTGATATTGTTGAACAACTAACAGGGAATATTATCAGAGAAGATGAAGTATACAATTCACGATGATGGTTTTGGTTGTTTTGAAGAAGGTGGTTGTGCTGAATTCTATTGGATAAAAGAGGATAAAACTCTTGGATTCAAACAATTTGGCAGCAAAAAGAGTGCCACAGTTACTTACAACAAACAAAAACTACTAAGTAAATTTGATCTTGCCCCAAAAGTTATTGGCAAAATCACCAAATTAAAATATGAATGGGGAGATGAAACAAATTGGGGATATGTTACAGAAAGAGCTAAAATTCTCGACGAAAAGGTGATGAAAAAACGATTACGAGATATTCAGAATCTTGTGGAAACTATTGAGAACAAAACTCGTCTAAGATTTTGGGATTGTCATTATTGGAATATTGGTTATGTGAAACGAAATAATAAGGCTAAACTGGTCTGTATTGATACTGGGCCTGAGAGTTTTAATCGTGATGCTGATGCTTGGGGCATGGGAACTCCTGGCCCAAAATGCGGTTATTGTAGTAGGTATCAATGTCGTTGTAGCGATTCTTATTGGTGTGATTAGATGGTGTATTCTTTAGTATAAGGAGTATTATTTATGTCTAAAGAATTTAACGATATAATCAGAGAAATCAATAAGCAAAATAAAGAACTACATAGTATAGATAATAGCATATCTAAAGAAGTAGTTAAAGAAATATCTGATCTTAAAAAAAGTGTCAAAAACATAGAAAATAAAATACGATCTATGGATGACACTCTGATTAAATTATTTGACATACTCAATACTATAACTGTTTTTATTGAGGACGCTGAATCCATGAATGGAGATGATTTAGACGATGAAGAAGACTGGACTCCTTATGATGAAAGAAATTTTTCATACAACAATGACGAAGATGATGATGATGAGGAGGAAAGCGAATGGAATATTCATGAGGACGAAAGTTAATGGCTAGTTTGGCATTACTAGTAACACTAATGTTTTTATTTGTGGTGCTACTTGGGCCAGCAACGTGGTTATTAAGTAAATCAAGATTCATTCCAAAATTCGTAATATACATAATGGGACTTTTGAGCATTTTAATAGGAATATATTGGTGTTTTTTACCAGTTAATTTACTCAGATTTTTTGGACTCCTTACGGCATATTTAGGATGGATGGCGATACAATCTAAAGATAGAGGGGCTTGACAACCGATAACACTGTGGTATGATTGGACTATCACAGGAACGATTCACAGGACATTTGGAGACATAAAGATGAAGTTGGCAGATCGCGTTATTGAGACTCATAGTGCTGGTGTTCGTAGCGAGTCTGGTTTTACAATCGCTCAGACTAGCAAAATGTTTAAAATCCTTTCGGACTCTCTTTATTCCGATAAGGTGATGGCAGTTATTCGTGAACTGTCTACTAATGCTTATGATAGTCATATTAGTGCTGGTAATAAGAATCCCTTCAAGGTGATCTTGCCAACATCTGCTAATCCTTCTTTTACCGTGCGTGATTATGGCACTGGTCTTAGTCAGGGAGATATGGAGAACCTGTATACAACTTACGGTGCTTCTAATAAGAATGATAGCAACGATTTTGTAGGTTGTCTTGGTCTTGGTAGCAAGAGTCCGTTTGCTTATACCAAGAGTTTTACCACCAGTTCTTATTTTAATGGAACTAAGTATACTTATATCGCCGCTATTGATGACAGCGGTGTTCCTACTCTGAATCTTTTTAATACTTGTGAAACTGATGAGGCTAATGGTCTTGAAATCAGTTTTGCTGTTAAGAACCATGATTTTAGTGAGTTTACCAATAAGGCTATCAGGATTTTCCATTATTTCCGAATGAAACCTATTATTGAGGGTGGACTTGGAGATAATCTGCAAGATCATAAGTATAGCAATACTAATATTGTGATCAGCGGTAATGGCTGGAGAGTTTGCAGACTTAATAACGATACTCAGTA